CAGTTAAAAAAGACAACCCAAAGGCAGAGATTGTTGGTTTTACTGCGACACCGAATCGTGGCGATGGCAAAGGTCTACGCAGCGTTTTCAATAATTGCTCACATCAGATCGAAATCACAACATTAATTCGTGAAGGATTTTTGGTTTCACCTAAAACATATGTCATTGATTGTGGCGTAAAGGATCAGCTTAGTGGTGTAAGCCGCAAAGGTAATGATTTTGACATGGATGAAGTCGAAGCGATTATGAATCGCAAGGTTATTAACGAGGCTGTTGTTGATAATTGGATTGAAAAAGCAGGTGATCGAAAAACCGTTGTGTTCTGTAGCACAATTAAACATGCAGAAGATCTTTTAATAGAGTTTCTAGAGGCTGATATTAACGCTGAAATGGTTACAGGTGAAACTCCAAAGTCAGATAGGGCTAAGATCCTAAATGATTTAACCTATGGCGACTTACAGGTTGTGGTCAACGTAGCGGTCCTTACAGAGGGTTTTGATGCACCTCCGCTGTCTTGTATTGTTTTAACAAGACCGTGCTCACAAAAGGGCACAATGGTTCAGATGATTGGTCGTGGTTTACGCACGATTGATCCAGAAGAGTTTCCTGGCATTGTCAAAACAGATTGTGTGGTTCTCGATTTCGGCACGAGTGTTCTTACGCATGGATCTCTTGAAGACTCAGTTAATCTTGATGATCGTGAAAAAGGTGAAGCACCTATTAAAAAATGTCCTAGTTGCGAAGCAGAAGTACCTATGGGCACAAAGATTTGTCCGTTTTGCGAACATGAGTTCATCTCAGAGCAAGAAGAAAAAGAAGAATTAAGTGATATTCAAATGACTGAATATGACTTAATGAAAATGTCACCCTTCCGTTGGATTGATTTGTTTGGTGATGGCAGCTTGCGTATGGCGATGGGGTTTGAGGGATTTGTTGGTGTGGCTAACACATCAGGGTTGTCTATCTCTTTTGGTAAGACAAAAAGTGGGAGAGTGCAGCTTAAAGTCCTTGCTGTAGGCGGTAGCGCACAGGCTACAGCAGCCGCAGATGATTTCTTGCGTGAGATAGAAGATGGCAGTGCCGCCAAGAAAACAAAGAGATGGCTAGATCAGAGAGCCACAGAGAAACAACGTGAGCATTTACGCAAGCAAGGTATTGAAGTTGGTTTAATGGACTTCTCATGGACTAAATACAGAGCCGCATGCATGCTTAATTTTATGTGGAATAAAACAGTAATTGAACAAGCAGTGGAGAAATATCTATGATACGTTGGGCAGTTTATGATGATGGGCTTAGAATTTGGGACAATGGCAAACTTATTGCAGTTCTTCCAACATCTGATTTTAAATACATTTTGTCTGATTTGGCGTTATGGTTAAGACATAACGATAAAGAGAGGCAAGAGGATGGCTAGGTTTGAACTCGTTTTATCATTAGCCAAGCGTAATGATGATAACGAATTATATACAGAAGAAACTGAATATGTGTGCTTTTGTAAAAACCTCAAAGATTTAGAGGAAATTACAGATACAGCAAACGAAGTTATTAAAGAAGAAATAGGCGAATCAGAGGAAGGCGAAGTTTTGTTCGGGTCAGCAGATGTTATCATAAACAATCTTACAGTTCTTATGCTGCAATACACGAATAGCGAACTTCCAAAAGATGAAATGGATGAAATAATTGATTTATTAACAGAACCACAAGGAGCAATGCATTGATAGAAGAAAGAAAGCCAGTAGAAGAATTGGCGTTTATATTAGAAAAATTCGGATGGAACACCAAGTTTTGTGACCTAACAGAAGATCAAGTCTACACACTTATATTCGGATTACAGGCAGCAAAAGATATATCATCGGAGATTGAAATTGGGAAGCTCGAAGAAAATTACTTTAAGTCAACGGGCACTTGGCCCCCTACAAGTATCCCGTTCTGATCCTGTAATAGAGTCTATAGCAAAGGCTGTAGACCGAGGAATTGTTCGGCTTAATGAGCGAAGAGAGCGGCGGAAGTACCTGGGAGCGTCAAGTATTGGCGATGAGTGTAGCCGTAAAATTCAGTATCGTTACCTAAATTATCCTCAAGATGAGAACTCTGGCTTTAGCGCACAGACATTACGCATCTTTGAGTTTGGTCACGGGATTGAAGACTACGCAGCCAAGTGGATTAAAGACGCAGGCTTTGATCTTAGAACAGAAGACAAGATGGGAGAGCAGTTTGGTTTTTCAATTGCTGATGACGAAATCAAAGGACACATAGATGGGGTTATCTGTGATGGTCCTGTTGATATGGGCTACCCATCTTTGTGGGAAAATAAGTCAGCGAAAGACAGCAAATGGAAAGCTTTTCAACGCATGGGCGTGGCAAAAGCCAACCCCACATATGCAACGCAGATCGCTCTGTATCAGGCTTACATGGACCTAACAGAATGCCCTGCATTGTTTACAGTCGTTAATAAAAATACGTCTGAAATATATTACGAATTAGTTCCTTTTGATAAGGAGTTGGCACAGGCAGCAAGTGATAAAGCGGTAAATATCTTGACTGCATCAAAAGCAGGTGACATTCTACCTCGCATAGCTCAGAGCAAAGATTTTTATCTTTGCAAGTTTTGTGAGTTTAGGGAGACTTGTTGGAAAGACGAATATAATTAGGGGTCAGCACCGTGTAAATGCTAACCCCTGAAGTGGTAAATATGAGTATGAGGACAATATAATGTCATTAAGAGTAGTTGGCAATACAATATATGGTAGCAATCAAAAAGATTTAGTCGCTGAGATTACGGAGAAAGTTCCTTCATATGTACAGATCGAAGCACTAAAGAATGCCTACCCAAACGGAAGAGTTGTTCGGAATGAGTTCTATCTTGGCTCATTGTCAGGTGAGGCAGGACAATCTCTTAAAATAAATATTGATCCATCAAGCCCAAACTTTATGCGCGGCATGGATTTCAATAGTGGTGACGGGATCGGGGGCATATCCAAGATTCTAATGGAGGCTTACAGGTGGAAGATCACTGATGTAGCCGAACATTTCTCTACATTCTTAGATCGTCCCCAGGCAGAAGCGCCAATTAACCCGATTAACCCGAACAAGTTACAGCAGCCCCAGGAAGAACAACCCGAACAAGTTAAGCAAAAGCGGGTCATTGATATCAATACACCGCACGATGGTGAGTATTTCTATTTATCAACTGATGGGGAAGTCCTCGTAACGGTACGAAGATATATTGAAAGAGATCCAACAGGTGAAATTGTTCGAGATACGGACGGGAATACGAAGAAAGAGTTTCGCCAGTTTCCGCGTTTACCTGAAACCAGACCGCTTTATAACCTTCCTGACATTGCGCAATCAGATCGCGTAATATGGGTAGAGGGTGAGAAGTGCGCAGATGAGCTAACAAAACAAGGATATACAGCTACTTGTACTATCGGTGGTGCAGGGATGTTATCTCGTAATACAAAAGACAAGTTTGATTTCTCTCCATTGCAAGGCAGAGAGCTAATCATATGGCCTGATAATGATGATGCAGGTAAGAAATTAGCTAGGATAGTTCAAGAACTGGCTCAGAATGCAGGTGCAAAATCAATCACCATGCTCGTGCCACCAAAGGGTAAACCTAAGAAGTGGGATGCAGCAGATGCGATTGAAGAAGGATTTGATATTTCAAACTTTCTTAATGCGCCTACGCATAAGGTTAAAAAGGTATTATCTCTTAAAAATCAGAACTTACTTATTAGTCAGCAGTTTGTTGGATCGGCTCCAGAGCAGAAGTTCTTGATTGGAGATACAATACCGCTTGGGGTGCCAGTGGTGTTCGCCGCAGCAGGGGATAGTGGTAAAGGCATGATGACGCTTGATCTAGCGATGAAGGTAGCATCGGGCGATGGCATGCAAAATTCTTTTGGTGGTTTAGTTGCTAATCATGGCACATCAATCATTTTATCAGCAGAAGATGACAAGGACGAGATCCACAGGCGGATCAGCAGGCTAGATCCCCTGAACAAACGTTCGGGTTATGCACATGATTGCATCATTGTACCACTGCCGAACGAAGGCGGTGTGTTTCCAATTATGATGAAAGTAGACAATACATACGCAACATCACCTGAATTTGAAAAGATATACGAAGAAATGTTGGAGATTGATGATCTTGCGTTAGTTGTTATTGATCCAATGGCATCATTTGTTCACGCAGATGTAAA